GCTGACGCTTTCGGGCGTCCTTATTTCGTTCCGTCTCAGGGCGTAGCCCTCCGCGCATTTACAGATGAAGTAAATCGCGATAATGATGACAATCCACTACACAAACACCGTAAAGACTTTGCACTCTACGAGTTAGGCGAGTATGATGACAACACGGCTCAGATCGTGTGCCACGATCAGCCGAAACTCCTGATTCATGCGGATCAGGTATAACCTCAACCAAGCCCGGCACGTTCCGGGCTTTTTCTTAGGAAGAAAACATGGCTGTAATGCACAAAAACAAATCGGTAAGCACCCATAAATTCGCAATGGTGCCTCGTGCCGATATTCCTCGATCTAGCTTTGCGATCGAAACTTCACATAAAACAACATTTGACGCTGGCTATCTTGTACCTGTATACGTAGACGAAGTATTACCCGGCGACACATTTAATCTTAAGATGACCGCATTTGCGCGCTTGTCTACACCACTGTTTCCAGTGATGGACAACTTGCATCTTGACTCTTTCTTCTTTTTTGTTCCTAACCGCCTAATTTGGGATAATTGGCAGAAATTCATGGGGGAACAAAATAACCCCGGCGATTCAATTGATTATCTTGTACCTCAATCAGCTTCACCAGCTGGTGGATATACAACTAATTCATTGCAGGACTATATGGGCCTGCCTACCGTTAATCAAATTGCTTCTGGCTCTTCTATTTGGCATAGCGCTTTGCATTTACGCGCTTATAATTTGATTTGGAATCAATGGTTCCGTGATCAGAATTTGCAAGATTCTGTCCCGGTACCTACGGACGACGGTCCGGATGACTATACTGATTTCACTCTATTACGTCGAGGCAAACGCCACGATTATTTCACATCAGCTTTGCCTTGGCCACAAAAAGGTGATCCAGTATCATTACCTTTAGGTACTTCTGCCCCCGTTCTTACAACTAACGAAGTTATTTATGTTAGAGGGGATACTTCTGGCATAAATACAAGTTTAAAAGCTCACAGTGGTGCTTGGGGTAATTCTGTATATACAACTTCTGCTCTAACCAATACTGAATCTCTAAGATTTGGCTCTCAGACTGGTCTTTATGCTGACCTTTCTGATGCTACTGCTTCAACTATTAATGCTTTACGTGAATCTTTTCAAGTTCAACGATTGCTCGAACGCGATGCTCGCGGAGGCACCCGATACACCGAAATCATTCGTTCACATTTCGGTGTTATTTCTCCTGATGCACGCCTCCAACGCCCCGAATATTTGGGTGGAGGCTCAACACCTATCATTATCAATCCAGTCGCTCAAACGAGCGGTACTGGTCTTACCGGTGGTACTTCACCACTCGGTAATCTTGCCGGTGTCGGAACAGCGCTAGCGTCGAACCACGGCTTTACTCAAAGCTTTACGGAACACGGCGTTATTATCGGTATGGTTTCCATCCGCGCCGACTTAAATTATCAACAAGGTCTCCGCAGAATGTGGAACCGCAAAACTCGCTATGATTTCTATTTTCCTGTATTCGCTCATTTGGGCGAACAAGAGGTTCTTAATAAAGAAATCTATGCAACTGGTACTTCAACAGACGATCAGGTCTTTGGATACCAAGAACGATGGGCCGAATATAGATATCACCCATCTCAAATTACCGGATATTTCCGGTCTACTGCGCCAACCACATTGGATGCTTGGCACTTAGCGCAAAAATTTACTGCGTTGCCTACACTATCTGATACTTTTATTGAAGATAGACCTCCCGTTGATCGCGTAGTAGCTATTGGCTCTGCGGCAAACGGAAAACAATTTATCTTTGATTCTTTCTTCCAGATAAGAACTGCCAGACCTATGCCTTTGTACTCAGTACCTGGCTTAATCGATCACTTCTAAACTTTAGGTTGTGTGATCCCGAAAGGGATTGCATAACCCCCCGAAGGGAAAAACAATGCTTGGTGCAATACTTGACATACTTGGCGCAAAAAATAGGCAAGAAGACGCTCAGGCGTTTTCTGCCCAACAATATGCAACCAGATATCAAACACAAACAGAAGATATGAAGAAAGCGGGTATTAACCCTATGCTTTCAGTATCTTCAGGGGCTGGATCACAGCCCACATCTACAGCTGCTACACCAAGTAGCAACTTTACACAATCAGAACTCAATAGGGCTCAAATTAAAAATATTGAAGCCCAAACTGAACTCAACAGCGCTAACGCGGCCAAAGCCCGCGTAGAAGCGCAAGTAGCGGAACGCTTTGGACATCCACAAGCTGAAGCTCAATACAATGTAACAATGGCCCAAGCTGGCCTTACATCACAGCAGATCGGCAAAGTCGATCAAGAAACTCGCAATGTTATTGCGCAAATTCAAAATACTAAGGATGAAAACCAACGTATTCATGCAACTATTACTTATTTACAACGTCAAGCAGACATGCTTAACGAAACAACAATTACAGAACCAGTTAAACGTGATCTTTTGAGGCAACAAGCTCAAAAAGTAATTAACGAAACTGGACTTACTGCGTTAGATCTCCAAGCTGCCAAGGATCTTGGCAATATTGGTCGTGAAACGCAACAACTTAAACCATTACTCGATATTCTTCGAGGACTTATCAGAAGGTAATACTAAATGTTTATACGTTCTCCATACAATTACGATACAGATGAAGCATCAAATGCATCATCTGTTAATACGTTTTCGCAAACGAAAACACAACAACAATTCAAAGACGAGTGCAATATCAATCGCATCGTCTCTCAATACGCTAAAGGCGTAATGCCTATTGGTAACGCTTACCAGCCGTTACCAGAAGACTTCTATGAAGTCACTGACTACCAGGCAGCGATGAACAAGGTTCGTCGCGCCCAAGAGACCTTTGATGGTCTCAATTCAAATATCAGGGCTCGTTTCGATAACGACCCTGCACAATTCGTTGACTTTGTCACGAATCCTGCTAATCTAGAGACCGTGAGGGAACTTGGATTAGCACCCAAACCCACACCGTCACCTAGCCCGAAGGGACCCGACGAAGTCGGGGCACAGTAGACCTACTTGATGTCTACTGTGCTAGGTGACACCAACTTACTTGGTTCAACTACAAAACTAAAGGAAATTTGAAAAATGAAACCTCTTTCACGCCATGGCGTTTCCAAACACAAAAGCGCAAAGCGCTTTAAACACAACATTAAAACAACGGCTGCGGCCAACATGCGTAGTAACCCTATGCGTGGCGGATTCCGCTTCTAATTAATTAAAAATCCATGCCCCGAAAGGGGCTGAAAGGATATATGCCTTGTTATTACCCTCTGTCTGCGGTGAAAACCGAAGACGGAAACATCAAATTCAATCCTCGCTCAGGCGAGGGTGATCCAATGAAACTCCCATGCGGTCAATGCATGGGCTGTCGAATAGACCGATCCAGAATGTGGGCGGTCAGATGCATGCATGAAGCATCTCAATTCGAAAAAAATTGCTTTATAACCCTTACGTACGCGCCAGAACACCTTCCAAAAAACGGTGATCTACATTATGAACACTTCCAAAAGTTCATGAAACGTTTACGCAAAGCAAACCAAAATGCGAATATTCGCTTCTATATGTGCGGAGAATATGGGGACGAATTCAAACGGCCTCATTTTCACGCCATACTTTTTAACTATGACTTCAAGGATAAATATGCACACAAAGTCAACCATAACGGAGATACCATCTACCGTTCGCCACACCTGGAAAGCCTCTGGCCTTTTGGACACTCCTCCGTCGGCACCGCGACGGAGACATCCGCTGCTTACGTGGCCCGCTACGTCACTCAAAAAGCTACTGGACGCGTACAAGACATCAATCCAAAAACCGGAGAACCTTATCGAGAAATCTATTACCGGGGAACAGATCCTGAATCCGGCGAGCGTATATACGTCAAACCGGAATTCAATAAAATGTCACTCAAACCCGGAATTGGACAAAATTGGTTCGACAAATACTATGAAGACGTATACCCGTCTGACTCCGTCCGGCTTCGTGACGGACGACGTATTAAACCACCTCGTTACTACGACAAAAAATACGATGAGATAGAACCATACGAGTTCGAAGCTATTAAACAAAATCGTATACTCAATGCCTTGAAACATTCAGATGAGTCCTCACCTGAAAGGCTGGCCGTTAAGGAAACTGTACTTATGGCCAAAATTCAAAAACTTAAAAGGAACTTACAATGAAACTTATTATCTGCTCTGTCCGTGATTCGGCAGCTGACGCTTTCGGGCGTCCTTATTTCGTTCCGTCTCAGGGCGTAGCCCTCCGCGCATTTACAGATGAAGTAAATCGCGATAATGATGACAATCCACTACACAAACACCGTAAAGACTTTGCA